CGCCAATCTTCTTTTCAGCCAATGCCAACTTATCAGCTTCACTAGCGTTGGCACCCATCTGGCTTTCTTGCAGCTTAAACGAACTAACTACCTTTTCAGATTCACTGGCAAGTAGTTTTTGCTCATTCTGCAATTCTTTCAGTTGGGTTTGGTTGTTTTTCGTTGCATCACCATTTCCTTCAAGAGTTTTAGTGACACTAGCTAGTTTTCCCTCGTATCCTTTTAGGACATTTTGAGTCACTTCTACTTCACGCTGGAAAGCACGATACTGTTCGGGACCAATATTCCCCTTTTTAAATTCCTCGTCTACTTTGGATTGGGCTTGTCTTAAAGCCTCTAGTTTGTCTCTGGTTATACCTACCTGTTTCTCTAAGACTTCTTGTTTTTGAGTCAGTAAAGTAACGTTCCCAGTATCAAACTTTAAAGCCTTATCGATTTGTTTTAGTTCATTTGTAGCATTTACAGACTCTTTGTTTATACCCTTTAACGCTGTTTGTAAGGGCTGAGTATCGCCATCGATTTCAATTTTTATCCCTTTGATATTTCCTGCCATATTTCCTCCTTTCCTTAAAAATAAGGAGCGCTGAGAGGTTTTCTATGACCAGAACACTAGCCAACTAAAGTAACTTGTCCTCACAATCGCTCTCTCAACACTCACTTTTTCTCTAAAATGCATCAAAGTCAGCTTGGGTGGCCTTCCGACTACCTGTTTTATTTTCGCTACGCAAATTGACATAATCTGTCTGATAGTCTAAAGCCATCCCAATGGAAATGTGCTTTAGGTCATCAATAGATAAGCCAGTTTCCTTGCAACAAGATAGATAGGATTCTACCGTGAAGGCTTCTTCGCTTGCTGTTTCTGATGTGTCTGTTTCTTTTTTGTTTGCAGTACCGTATTCAACATTTCCATCATTAGCGGACAAACTTCGTCAAGAGGAAATTCTTCCATCTCCATAAAGAAATCATCAAACGGTTTAATTTTAGGATTGCCAGATTTAGCAAATACCCAAAATAGACGATAGAAAAAGGTAATATCAAAATCTTCTAAAAGAGATAGGTCGACGCTTTCCGCTACCAAATCATTCCCTTTTTCTAATTGGTTCAATTGAGCTACCAATTGCTTATTTTTCAAAAGCCCTAGAAGGTCCTTGAAAAAATCCTGCCCAAACTCGTTCTTGTAAGCGATTGGAGTATAGGCATTTGTTGCAAGCTCATAACGCTTATTGCTGATTTTAATACTTCGACGCATTCTTTACTCCTTATCCTAGAGATGTTGGTTCATAAACGCTAGTAAACCAAGCGTCATACACTTCTTTCTTGTCTGCAGACGTAATCGAACGTTTTACGACGCTATCAAGTGGACGTGGTGAAGCTTTAAAGCTAAGTTCACGTTCATTGACAGTTGTTCCACTCTTAGTAGCAGAGCCGTTCGATGGACGACTAGCAGAGCAGTAGTAGAGAACGTAGCGAGTCTTGTTCTGATCTCCTGAAAATTCAAACATAATAGCAAACGGTTTAGTTGAAGCATCGCCTTTTTCAGTCAATACTCCTGTTTGCTCATCCTTGAGTTCTCCTAGAATTTTCGTCGCAAACTCTTCTGTGATATGCGGTACTTTCAATTTCCCTTCATACCCTTCGTTTGAGTTCATGAAGTGGTAATCCACGTCGTCTGCTGGGATTGCTTTCGATTCTCCTTTTGGTTCTAGCTCCAAGTTCATCGCTCCAGGGAAACGGAAAATTTTCCCGTAGCTAATGACATTTGTTTCCCCATTGATAGTTTCGATTGGTGCGATATGCACGTTTTTCAATCCAAAGGTTACTTTATTTTCTGTTTTTGTCATCTTCTTCTCCTTAGTACAAATAAACAGTATAAGGCTTGACAGATAGCCTTTCTGTTGGGATATAGCTTTCTTCTGATACCTCAAAAACAAGTTGATGTTTAGACAACAACTCTTCCAAGGATTCTTCCAAATCTTCGTCTTTACGTCCAAAGATAAGCTCTACAGTCACAGATTTAATCTGGTATTTCTGTTCGTCATCTGCTCTCTTGATATCTGGATGTGATTCAAAGTAGATAAGGTAAGGTGTTTGAGGAACGTGTCCAGTTTCAAACGCACGATAGGCTATAGGTAGATTTGTTTGACTTAGAATATCTATAAAGTCAGATAATTTCATTTTTGAATAGCCTCCTTCACTTTCCGTTCAAAGGAATTGATTAGCTTTTCTTCTACAGGTTGGATATGAGGGATTGCACGACTGCGACCACCATTCCTTAAAACATGTCCATTTTCAAGTAGGTGTGTCAATTGATAGCCTGTAGCATTATGGATCACGTATGAGCCTTTTTTGTTTTTCTTAAGACGCCATCCTCTTCCATACTTTCCTTTATTCTTTGGGCTTGTCGCCTTCAAAGTCGCAACAGCTTCATCACCTAAATCTTGTGCAATAGCGTCAATCTCATTTTCTAACTCACTAGAATACTCACTCAGTGCTTTAGCAATTTCTGCTGAAAGGTCACCTATTACACTCATGGCAATTCCTCCATCAAGGTCAGCTCCAGAATTTCTAGACCAATCGGAAATGTCTTGAGAATACGATACCGTTTCCCATTAAATTCCGCTTCTTCCTCGTTGTTATACTCAAAGCTATGAATATCAACGATAAGGCTTGGCCTAAGTCCAACCTGGCTAGCCTGATAAAATTCAGAACGAGTAATGGAACGCTTTCGACACAAAATAGTCAACCGCTTTTCCTCAAATAGAGGCTGGTGCAATTTATCTAATCCTGTTTTAACCCTTGAGATCAATGTAATCTCATTGTTCCATGCCATGATTTACCTCAATTTCAAATTATGCAAGCGCCATAAAAGGTGGCGTGGCATATCCACACCACCTTCATAGCGAAAGGCTGCAAAATCAACTACAAACATTTGGTGTTCAGCATTTTCTAATTCAAGAGAAACCCCCAAATTTTCTTCCAGTTCAGTTATGACAGCCTCAATGATTTTTTCCAAAGGCTTATCACGTAGTTTTGTTGCTATACCCAATTTTAGTTTTAGTAATTCTAATAATTGAGACTTGTCCATAACTACTCCTCGTCTTCCTCTTCGGGTTCTTGAGGTTCTGGTTCTCCTTCGGAAATATCGTCATCATCGATTTTAGTCAAGAAAATAGATCCTGCACTATTCGACCCATCTAACAACTCTTGAATGAAGGTCTTGGTACTCTTATATCCTGTTCGGGGATAAATATCCCCGATTTGATATTCATATTGTTGAGGGTCTCTCAAATCCTTAAAAGGACGGATTACTTGATAAGCCATCAGTTCCCTCCTTACCCTGCAGCGTCAGTGTAAGTTACATAGAACCCTGCTGCTTCATCCACTTTCTTAACATCGAAACGGTTTGCAGTTCCTAAGTATTGACCGTAGATTTTATCATCTTGCCATTTGACAGTTGTCTGCGCACGGTCAAACAATGTCGCAAACTCTCCAACATCACCGATAAAGGCTTTCATTTCACCTTTAGCATCCCCAATGATGTCATCAGGATAAACATCGATTACACGACCAGCGAACTTGTAGCCAGTTGGAGATGTGATATCTGTTTGAAGCATGTATCGACCATCCTTGTCCTTGATTTTATCAAGAGCAGCGAACATAGATTGGGTACATACAATAGTTGCATCGTAGTACGGTTTCAATTCCACGTTGAGAATATCTTTCAAGCCGTCCAAACCAGCTGCGCTTTTAGCTGTAGCGGTCTTGAGTACCTTAGCAATTTCTTTGTTCTTGGTAATACGTTCTTGGTTCTTAGCTTGTTTAGCAACCAATCCCATCACATCGTAGTCAGCATCATCAATCAATTCTTGAGACACTGGCAAATGTCCACGACGTGTCTTGATTTCATAGTTCACTTTTGTGAAAGTTGGTTTAGCCAATTCAGGGTTTTCTTCCAACTCTTCAACGGTGTTCATTGTTTGGTCAGTCAATTTAACAACTGCCCATTTACCGCTTGCGTTCTTGACATTAACGATGTTGACCAATGAAGTCAAATCTGTCTTGTCTTGTTTCGCTTCTTTAGGCGTCATCAATTCAACAGGAATGATTGCTTCCCCTTCAGCAGATTTGAGACCATCAGCACGCACTTCTTTTGTTCGAAGGTAGTGATTAAATGCTTCGCGTTGTTCCAATGTTTTTCCTCCTCGTTTCTCAGTTTTACCTGGTGTTGGTGCTTTTCGATTTTGCTCCTCGATTTGTTTTTCCAACTCGTCAATTTCTTTTTCCAACTGCGCTTTTTCAGCTTCTTTTTCTTCAATTTCCTTTTGAAGATCATCCACAGTCTTTTCAACTACTGAAACTTCTTCATCAGTTTCAGCACGATCCAACTTTTCTAACTCAACAACAGAACGTTTGTTCAATTCTTCGATAGTTTCTTCCAACTCAACTACCTTAGTTGCTTTTGCTCGCATACGAGCACCAAAGATTAACGCCTTATTCATAGCTTAAATTTCTCCTTAATTTCTTTCTTGCGCTTGTCTAGCGCTTCACGATTAGCACGACTCTGGCTTTCAAAGTCTTTTTGCCGTGCAGCAATTTCCGTTTGTGGATAGGCTGGGAAAGTACATGGACTCACTTCAAAGATTTCTAGTTCTAAGATAGTGTCCAGATACGAACCGTCTTCACGTTCCTCTGTTTCGATTTTTATCGGGATAAAGCCAAAGCTACATCCGATAACATCTCCACGCTTAACACGGGCGTAAGCTCCAACAGCTTGAGGGTCATCCTTGTTAATGATAATGTCTCCAAAAAGCCCAACATCATCAACACCCAGTGTCAGAGTTCCGTTACCTGTTCGACCAAGAACAAGACTATCATCGTGGTTAAATAAAGCTCTGATATCAGCGTCTTTGATAGCTTTTTCAACTCCTGCACGCTTGATAACTTCACAGTAGCCTGGCCACAATTCCGTCTCCTCGTCAAACTTGATAAAGTAGCCACTCAAAATCAAATCACCAGAGTCTTCTTCCCTAGTTTGAAATTGAGTGGCACGATAACTATTCCGTTTCTGCATTCTCTTCCTCACCTCCTTTCAATTTATTTTGGTCTCCTATCTTCTCTTGAGGGATAAAGTTCTCAAGGACAATCAACTCTTCCATCTCAGGATCAGGAGCCATACCAAGCCAATCTCTCCACTCATTGCGACGCATTGCAGTACTGTTTGTCATTTGACGAGCAACCTCAGATAACTCTGTAATGTTGTAAGAGAAGAGTGAGCGAGGATTTAGCTTGAAGTAACGATTACTAGACAAAAGTAAGTCTCTGGTTAGTGTTTGAGTAATAGTGGTAGCGATACTCATAACAGTCGTATTTACAAAGTTGTTATACTCTGTCTTGTTGAACTCTCCCACGCCCAAAATAAAAGCAGGTACTCCTAATAGTCCTGCAACTGTTCTTTTATCTAATTCCACAGACTCGTTTAAAGCGATGTCCGTTAGACTAAGCGGTTTTACCTGCTGGATGTCCAGTAATGCCTCTGGAACAATCCACGGAGCGCCAACCCTACTAGTGCTTAAATACTTCTCAGCGATACGCTCACGCCCTTGCTCCGAGTCTAGTTCAGCACTAGACGAGTCTACTTTAACGATAAGACTAGGAATGTTCTTACCGTTCATGAAGCTTTTTTTAGTCTTAGTAGCCATGTTCAAACTTTGAACCACATCTGTCAACGTCACCCTAAAACCAGTACCAATGTATGGAATATCTGGATCTGGATTGATGACAAAGTGGACTACTTCATCAGGGGAATACTCTTCACCCCTAAATGAGATTACATAGGAATCCTTATCTGTTTGGAACGAAACTTCTCTCATCGGAAATGGTCTTAGATTAGAAATATAATCCGTAACAGGTTCATATTCCACATGTAAGACAGAATTTCCATCGCCATACAAAAGCAAATCGCGCACAATCTTAAAAATCCATGACTTCCTTGTCATGTGTTCACACGGATTGATGTCAATCTTTCTAGCAAGCCCATCACGAATTCTGATATCGCCTTTATCTGTATTTTCCATCAAGTGGATAGTCATATTAGAGACCAAATCAGCAATCTTATTAACCGCTGTCACCACATCTGGATTTCTGGCCAAAGGTACATACGAATCCATCAGGTTTGACAACCCTAAATCTGAATGACTCAGCATGTTGATTGACTTACTTGGCTTGTTTCGTTTCCAAAACTTATCAAAAATACCCATGTTCCCTCACCTCCTTTCTCTCTAATCAAAGAATCTCATCACATCGCCACCCTTGCCAAGATTGGCAAGAGCCTGTATACAAGCAAAGACGCTGGCATCAAACAAGTCAATCCTTGCAGTACCACCGTCTCCATCTAATTTTTCATATTGCACAGCGTCATCCACCTTTTCAATCGCTCTAACATTGCTCACACAGTATTCATAAGCGTCAGAATGAAGATAGTAAAATTCCTTGTTCTTGACTTTGAACTCAATCCGTCTGAATCCCTCAGATTTCAGATAGAATAACTGAGGCTGGTCAATCATCTTAAACTTAGCCTTTTTCATCTTGGCTAAAAACTCACGACCAAACTTCCTATCCATTCCCACAGCTTGGATTTTAAATCCACGCTCACGCATACTGATAAACCATTTGACGATATCGTCATAGAGTACCGTTGGAGTGTTGCTCATCGTCAGCCAGCCATCAGATTGCCAGCCAAAAAGTGGAATTCCATCATCGTTAGCCTTCTTTTGAGCATTAATCCGAGGAAAGAAAGCATGTGTGATACAGATATCAACATCTTTCTCACCGTCATTATAGACACCGTAGAGAGCAGCTGCTGTTAAGTCATGTAATCTTGACAAGTCCGCACCACCATACCAGCGAATCGGCAAGCGTGCCAGCTCTTCTAAACTCCAATCGTAACAACTATCCGACGCAATAAACTCATCAGGATTGAAATAAGCGTTCATAGAGTTAGTGAAGATATTCAGGGTCTTATTGAAAAACTCGTTTCGAGTCTGAGGATCATTCATAGCCTGCTCTGCTTCTTCCTTGAGAGCCTTGAGCGAAACCGTGACACCCCATGACGGATTTGCCATTTTTAGAACATTCTCATCCAGATAGTCCCCCACATCCCCATCAGCAGATTGATTAGCCTTGCAGATGAAGATAAAAAATGAATCATCAGTGACTAATTGCTTGAGCACCTTTTGACAGTATTTCAGACGGTTAGCAAGGAAGCCAGTAGGAATATCCCCAGCCGTAGAGATAACAAAAAGCATACTGTTACGGTATGCTGACATTGTTTTTTTCATGAGACCATGCTTCTTACTGTTTCGCATAGTATGAGCTTCGTCCAAGATGATAACATTCCCATTCAGAGAGTCCAATCGGCTCTCATCATTAGCTAGTGCCTGGATAAAGAAAGAACCTTCATCGCCAAAATTGGCAGTGATAGAGTGTTCTTGGTTATTATCCTTGATTCGAATGTTCTTATCGTTCCAGCGTTCAACATTGAATCTTAAAAAACCAAAAGCTTCCATCGCTTGCTTGACTGAATTAGCAACGATATAGCATTTTGAACCGCTATCTGTGTCTAATATCTGGTAGGCAAGAGCAATTGCAGCAGTAAACGAGGTCTTGCCATTCTTCCGAGCAAGCATGATAAGCGCTTCTTTGAACCTGCGCTCATTCGTCCCTTTATAGTAAAATCCAAACAGATTCACAACTACAAAATGTTGCCACGGTTGTAAGAGTAATGGCTTGTTACGGATAGACACCGCAAACATATCATCGCCCTGCTGATGAACTATCACGTTCTCGATAAAGTGAATAACAAAATCCACCATATCCTCATCCATCTCAAAAGCAGGATTTTCTAAATCACGGAAAAAACGTTCAGCAGCAAGAATGTTCTCCTCGCAATGTTCCTCTTGGTGAGTTAAGACGTGTTGAGCGTATTCTTTTGCTTTATCAATATTACCCATTGCCAGTCACTCGCTTCTTCTTGATTTCGTTCTTGAACTTCAGGACCTCAGTAAGAACTGACTCACCCTCTTGTTCTACTACCTCACCGAGCGACTTCGGATTCATCATCAGCTGATTAGAGTAACTCAGGATGTCTTTCCTAAGTATTTCCATTGCTGTCAAGATCGGAACTTTGCGCTCATTCTCAGCACCAGCCTTATTGACGTAGGTATCTGTCACTGGATATCCCATATCAGCATAATCTTGAGCAAGTTTCTGATACTGATATAGCATGCCTGCGAAAATATCAATGATCATCTCGAACTCTTTCCGATAAGTGCCCAAGTCTTTCATCTGCTTGATCACTTTCGACTTAATCGACTTCGCTGTAATTGGTTTAGCCAAAAACTACCTCCTTTCGTCAAAATCGCTTAGTTTTTACCCCCTTTTTGTTTGAAGGCCCCCGACTTGGAAAAAGTTCCCTTCACCGGTTCCCAGAGGCTTCGAAAAAATTTTTTTGAAGTGGGGGGGATAAAAAATTTTTTTCATTTTTCATTTTTGTTTTTGAAAAAATTTAAAAATTCTTTTTTTCTTCTCTTCTGCCAATAAATTCCATTTCCGATTATCTTATCGTTATTGCGGTCATGAAACGTATTATGTTTTCGGTTGGTCAGTGGCAAACAATTCCAAGATACATATTCCAACTCTGGATACTCAGACACTGGGTAAATATGATGAACCATTTCAGCTGGAACTGACTGCCCATATCTTAGACTTTCTTGGCAAAGGTAATTGTGTTGTCTCATGACCTTGTCACGAAACTTGTACCACTTCCTTGTCTTCAAGCTCTGTCTGACTGGTTTGTTGTACATGATATATCCTCCTTTGCAAAACAAAAGGACAGGCTCTTGACCTATCCCATCTCATACAAGAAATCTATGCTATCATAATAAACCTTTTTTTGTGAGACTTCAAGATGTCTTTTGTCTCATCTTTTGTCTACAAAATCATATACGAGTGCTCCAATAAATACTAAAGGCAGAAACAGAAAAATCAATCCATGTTTAAATATTTTCCCTATATCTTCTTTTGTCCAATCGAAAACAATTTTCAAAAACATCAATGCGATAAAATAACAAACTAAATATCCTATGAGTAACATATACCTCTCCTCTAACTATACCAATTTTATCCCTCACTTTCACATATCTTATATTTTGTTAAACTCCCCTTGATTCTAAAACCCTTATAGATCATGGTTTTTCTTGTCTTTGAATTTTTCAGTTTATGCTTAACTCATTATGTAAAAGTAATATCTAAAAAAATTAAATGACAAAGTTCCGTAGTGCATCATCGAGCTCTGCTTGTTCTATCCCTATGTATCTCAGGGTGATTGCAGGCGATGAGTGATTGAACATTTTTTGTAACGTTCCTACGTCCTTTGTCTTGTTGTAATATTTATAGCCGAATGTCTTGCGCATTGTATGTGTGCCGACATTATCAATGCCTAATTCTTCAGCTGCTTCATGAATGATTTGATAGGCTCGCTCACGAGTAATTGCTTTATTCTTTCCTTGCCTACTCTTGAATAGAAAATGATGGAATGGTTTATCTTCGACATATCTTCTCATTTCTTTCTTGAGTTCTTTTGTCATCCGTCTTGTTATCTGCTTGCCAGTCTTCCGTTCTCTCAGCTTGATGTGCCAGCCTTGAACATCTTTAACTTTTAAAGTTAGGATATCTCCAACTCTCAATCCAGTATTCAGACCTGTGATGAATAGCATATAATACATCTCATTCCATTCTCTGAGATAATCTTTCATAGCTTGTATATCATCGTTCTCTTTTATCGGTGATACAAATTCCATAACTGCCTCCTTTCTACAAAACAAAAAGCCAGCTGGTTGCTGACTCATGATGTTCCTCTGTTAAACAACTTTTCTGGAAAAAATAGGATGACTCCAACATGTGATTTGTGTTTTTGTTTCAGAAGTTCATGCTATCATAATAGACCTTTTTGTGTGAGACTTCAAGATGTCTTTTGTCTCAATCTTATTTACAACTCACCTTTCAGTATAGCGTACTGTTCTAAGATAATCCTTCTACGTCGATAGATTGTAGCTTTGCTCATGAATTTCTGTTCTGCTATTTCTTCCCATCTCAATTGAGGATATCTCCAGCGTAGATTAAAGATTTCCATATCCTCATCCACTAGATTACTCAAGAGTTTGTTAATAATCCCTTTAAATCCTTCAAGAAATTTTAAAGTCGGATCATCTGCGATTCTGATTGCGATAGTTTCGGTAGGTTTGCTTATTCCTACAGTAGGTCCACTTTGAGCATCTGGATTTCTGGTTTCTAATTCTAGCCTTCTTAAATCTATTGTGCGTTGAATGTTTTGAAATTTGAAAAGTTCTCTGTCTAACGTTTTGAGTTCTTCGTCGCTCAATTTTTTCAATTTCCACCTCCAAGTTTTTAAAAAATGTAAACAAGTTATCAAGTATCTGAGAGAAAGCCTTGCGAATATTAGAAACTGCCTGGTTAATCATTTTAGCTATAGCTTCAATTTCTTCAGGACTTAATTTCCGTAGTTGTTTTTCTAATTCTTCTTGCTTTTCTTGTATCTGCCGTTTAGCTATCTTCTTCTTAATTCTTTTGTTCATTGAGTCTTATTTCCTTTCTTGGATCTCAATCCCAAAGAAGGTACAGATATCTTCCAATGCGCATTTAGAAATGCTACTGCCTGCTTCCCACTTGGCTATCGTATCTCTGCGATACCCTAATTTAATAGCTAAATCACTTTGAGTCAATCCCAGCTCGCATCGCTTTCTTTTTAACGTTTCGGCAAAAGGATTTGTCTTTCTTCTCAAAAACATACGAGGGTCAAGATTCAATTTTTCGCAAATAACAAATATATCCCCATCTTGCGGTTGTGCTTTTCCGCTTTCCCAATGACAAATGGTCTCTGGAGTAACTCCAAAGATTTTAGCAGCCTCAACTTTCTTTAGACCTTTGAATTTTCGCCACAATCTGATCTGTTCCGAAAAATGTTTCCTATCCTTCATCATCCACCTCAATCTTTACGACAGCTCTACCATTTGGATTTCTTCTTTGCGTGGATGCAAAAGTATAATACTTCAACATCCTTTCAGCAATACCTGTTTCTTTGCTGATTTCAGCAAGAGTGCCCATGGTAATAAAGGTGTCGCCCTCATACAAAGCGTACTCACTCATGCTCCATCTCCTCGATAAGCCAGTCAAGGTTCTTTCTGGCTTTCTTCAGGTCTTCGATACCATTCTTTTCTTTGTATCGAAGTAAATACTCGACAGCACTGCACCAGTGATGTGCTTCCATCTCTGACTTACCTTTGATGAAATTTCTCGTAACGTCCTTCACTTCGAGACCATAAGTACCGATGTAGTGGTTTGGTTTGTTTATGTTATCAATTATTTCTGTGTACATTTCTTATCCTCCAAAAGCTCTGGGTTTTCATAGATGTTTCCTTGAAGGAATACACTACAGTTTTCAATACAGTCGAATAGATTATCCCAGACGCTTTTTTCTGTAGATACAGCTAACAACTTAAACATACCTTTATCAAAGATAATCTTTGCTGTACCACTATCTTCAAATCCATCCCAATAACTCCACTCGATAACATCTCCTTCAAAAAGTTCTTCGCCAAAATAATCTTTGAGTCCTGTTGATTGCATGAGGATAGCATCATCAATAATCGACCCGCTATATTCATCATCTCCCTGCATGCTGAAATTAGTCAAAATAAATGTAATACCCTCTGGGTAAGTAGTTACAACCGATACATTGCGATGCATTTTGGATGCTGGTTGTTTTAAACCAGGATATCTCTCTACTCCCCACGCTCTAAATTTCGGTATCATGCAAATCCTCCTCTTTGACAAACGAGCTGTCTACCATCTTGCCTTTTCTGTCTTTAATCTCGTTCCAAGCCATCTGGAAGCACTCAGCAATAGACCAGCCTTTTTGCTGACAGTAGATGGTCAACACTACCAAAATATCACCCACGGCATCCTTGCCCTCATCATCTCGTTTCTTGAGATGTGCCTGCGCCAATTCGCCTGCTTCTTCAAATAACTTCAATGCCTGAGCCGTGCTATTGTCAGGATTGTCTAACCCTCTATCTTTCGCCCAATGCTCAACATGATGCGCTAATAATTCCATGTTTGTTGTCATAGTAACACCTCTAATTCTTCCAGCTTGAAATACTTTGTTAGTTCGTTCTTCAATTCCTCGATAGTACTGCATCGTCCGATTAAATCAGATACATCTAGCATCGTGTCCTCTTTATTCAGAGTGTTCTCTGCTACTGCATCAGCTACCCATTTGGGATGTGTACCAGCGTAGGAGAACTGATTTTGAGGTAATAACTCAAGCAATGCTTCGTATCGTTCTTCTAGTGAAACCAAGGCGCCAAGCGTATCAATAAATGCAGTATCCGATTTCCTGGTTTCAAAAACTTCTGGCCAATTTTGCTTTACAATTTCAGCATAAATAGCAGACCATTCTTTGTCTGAAAAACGTGATTTTTCAACCAAGGCGCCGTATTCTATTTCCTTACCATCGACCGTTACTTTATAATTCATATTCTTACCTCATCCCCTACTCTAATCTTCTCATACTGCTCTCTAGTAACTACAAAAATCCCATAATCTCTGATAGTCACAGTGTACAACTTCCCATGTCGTCCTTTCTCGACGACTTTGCCAAACACCTCAGAGCCTGCGTTATCAGCCTTGTAGATAACCATCGGGCGCTTTTCTTCTAGTTTTTTAATGTGGATGCTCTGCCAAATATTCAATCCAGCAGATAATAATATCCAGATTGCGATGAATCGTTTCAATCTGTGACCTCCTCATTCATAATTTTGTCAAACTGCTCTTTGTCAATAAGGCCACGATTAATCATGGTTTTGACTGTCAACACAATCTTGTTCAATTTGTTAAATTCTTTGTCGGGCAATGTAATCATAGTAATCCTTTCCATCACTCTACCTCCTTTAACTCGTCCTCCCAATCGCTGGCAGGGTGGACGCATAATTCCGTTCCGTTGTAATAAACAAATTCCTTTTCACCATAATTATTTTCTAAAACCCAGCCTTTTATGGTTTTCACCCCGTCAAAAGCCTTGTGTGTATACTTTGCAATTTTCATCCTTCCACCTTCTCAATCTCAATACCTTCACAATTGAAAACCCAACCGAATCCAGCTTTTTCTAGTTCTTTGCGGGTGTGGTGCAAGCGAAATTCTTCGCACTCTTCGAAATTGCTTAGCATCCACGTATGGCCAAATCTAAATGTCAAATACGTATTCTCTTCGGACATCCCTTTCATCTTCACCAAATACCGCTTCTCTTCCTCGACCTCGCAGCCGAAAATCCAAGCTAGTGCGAATAATTCGGAATTATCCCAATACCATTCTGCAACTCTGTCAGACATGCTTGCGTCTATTGAGTAGGACAGTGTATGCCCCAGTTTTTTCTGTTCTGCAATAAAATCCGCCACAAACTGCGGAACTTTGACTGGTTTGGGTTCGTCTAGTTGTTTGATTAATTTAATTGCAGTTTTGGTCGGAATACCTTCAACTACAGTATTAAATATATTCAAACCATAAATCCCAATTTCTTCAAACTCTTTAATCAATTCCTGCTTATTCATCTTCGCTTCCTCCATAAATCAAATAAACTGCAATAACTAACTGAGACATGCCTGGTGAATAGCCAATCCAATCATCAAAGTCCTTAGATTTTGGCAACCAATCCTTAGTGGCTCCTAAATCATAGTCTTTAGGTTTTTTATCAGCAAAGATACATTCCATCGCTCCCATAAACGTCATGCCATCTTCTGTCATTTCCCAGAAATAGTCCGCACGTTCTTTTACCGCTTGTGGTAAATCTTGCTTGGGAGATTTAGGTTTTCCATCTTCTACCGACCAGCCGTATACTCCATTAACTTTTTTCTTTAAATCTTCCATCATCTTCCAACTCCTTTATTTTCTTCCTCAATTCTTTATTCTTTTTCTTCAACAAATCGCGCTCCAGAGCTCTAATCCGTCTCTTGCGTGAATCGCACGGCTTCGAATACTCGACTATCTTCTCTTCGTTTTGCTCTATCGTGCGTTTCAGTCCGTCGATTACTGTCTGTTTGTCATACTTCATCTTCTAAAAATCTTTCAATAGCTTCTCTGTAGGATACTTTCGCCAGACAGTCCAAGTCGTCCAGGGCTTCAATATAGTCTGGACGACCTTGCCCGTACTGCTCTTTCAAAAATTCAACAAAGAGATGAATTTCTTGATAGGACATTCCAAACATATTTCTTACCTCCCACTAAAACGGAAAATCATCTTCTTCAAGGGCATAGCCTGGCATTTGTTCCTCAATGTTCGAACGGTTAGCTGTATCATCACGCTTTTCAAGTCGCTCAAAACCATCTGCGACCACCTCGGTCAGATAGACCCTGCGCCCCTCCTGATTCTCATAGTTCCTTGTCTGGATGCGCCCCGTCACACCGACCAGATTGCCTTTCTTGCACCATTCTGCGAATAGCTCCGCCTGCTTGCGCCACATCATACAGTTGATGAAGTCCGCCTCTCGCTCGCCGTTAGCTCCCTTAAAATTCCGATTGACCGCCAGAGTAAACGTCGCAACCGCCACATTCGACGGTGTATATTTCAATTCAGGGTCTTTCGTCAAGCGCCCCACTAACGTAACATTATTGATCATCTTTCTTGTCCTTTCTTGCTGCACGTTCTCCGACTAAGTAGCCGAGAAATAACCACAGAATCGCCATTCCAAATTCTTTAAAAAGTTCAATCATTTTCTTCTCCCTTCATTTGTTCTGCATCTGTAAATGATTCTATTGTCTTAATAATTTTTTCTAACATAGATTTATGTAGCGTGATGTAATTATTTTTCTTCACTTGTTCACAGAAGATACAAATTCGTTTGCCAAGATAATTACATTTTCCGGTTGAACGGTAACTTTTATCTGACTCAATTTGTTCTTTGTTAGCCGAGCTAACAAGAATTACTTCATCAGATTCTTTCCAATCAGTAATTTCCATACATTTGTGAAGATTCTCAAATGCTAGATCTATTAAAATATTTTTAGCCATTATTCTCCTCCTGAAAAAGTCGCTAAATAGTAACAATCCTTAGAACCGTAGTCAAATCGTGTCGTCCGCTGACCAATGTGCTTCTGAAACCTTGGATGAGTGATAGCCGAGAAAGACCACTGATGGTCTTCCATCTGCTCAATGAGATCATCGACATTGTAAAACGTCCCAAGGTAAAACTTACAGTGCCCGTTGTAGACGAAGTAAAGATTTAACATTACTCCACCTCAACTGGGTAAAAGTTCCCAAAGGAACCCCTCAATGCCTTGCCAACCTGTACGGCTGCCGCCCGAGAAATAAACCGCATGGCTTTCTTCTCATCTGAACATGAAATGTCCAAGCCAGTCACACTGATAATTGCAGACCTCAGAAACGGCTTATCCTCTCTTGTCCCATGTCTTAAAACAAACATCAGCCACCTCCATTCTAAAAATATTGCTTTCGCTTATTTGTCAAATCATTGAAAACCATCAAATGGTCTTTATCAACACCCTTCATCAGTCTAGACATGAAGGGCCTGCCATATCTTTTCTGAATATCAGCAGAAATCAAATTCGTGGTAATGATTGTATTTGAACGCTTATTCAGGATATTGTAGAGAATAGTAAACGACCATTCGCTATCCTTTTCCATGCCCAAATCATCTAAAACCAAGAACTTAGCACTCGCAATTTTATTTACCAGAAACTCTTCCTGACTAAAATCAGCTTTAATCTTCATCAACAAGTCAGTCACGTTGATGAAAATAGCAATCTCTTTCGTGTACTCAGATAAAGCTTTAACCATAGCAAAAGCCAAATGACTCTTGCCAGTTCCTGCTTCTCCCTGGAGTACAATGTTGTTCCTAGCACCCTCAGACCATTCACGACAAATCCTCTTTGCAAAAGCTAGCTTTTCCGCTTCTTTTTCAGTGGGTGTCTCAAAATTGTCCAAAGTCGCATTTTTTAAAACCTCATCATAAAGAGAGAACTTTTCTAGATAGTACTTCCTTTCTCGCTCATTCTCAGCGTTAGCCAGTTCATTCACTCTTGCTTGATTTTCCTCATGAATCCGCTCAGATTCGCACATGCGACATACAACACTATCAGTCCGCAATATCTTTATCAAAGGAATTTTGTGCTTTTCGCAAAGCTCTTCCTGTTGTTCTGTATTCCTGTGATAAGATAAGGCAATTTCCTCAAACACATTCTCTACCATACTAGCCGACCTCCGCATTCGTGCCAGCTAGCCATTTCAGACAAGCATGCAACCACTTGATGAATTGGTTGGTCTGCTAAAAGAGTTTTCTTCTCGTAGCTTAACGGATAATAGTCAATCTCGAATTGTTCAATTAATTCTAGTACCCCCATTCGTCCTTGGCCTCCTGTTCCTCTTTCTTATCCTTGCTCTTCTTTTCTGATTGACGAACCTGCTCAACAGTCGTAACATTGTTCATCTGCCAATTTCTTAAAATACCACCAATATATTTGATGTTTGGTTTTCCCGAATTAATAGCAGTCTTCAGCGCTTCCTTTACCAAATCCCCATCATTCTCATTTAGTAGATGGTTGATTTCTTCAATCTCAAACCCAGATAAGAGCCTACGAAATTCTGATTGAAAAAGTTCTAAAATATTTTCTTCACTACCACTACTACTAGTAGTAGTAGTTATTCTTTTCTTACTCTTATCTTTATCTAATCTATTCTTATTCTTATCTTCTTCTAGTGCGTTACCGTCCGTTACTGTAACGTTACCTGTAACGTTACCAAGAGCAAGATTTTTCTGTTTTTTACGGTATTTGGCTACACGGTTACGTGTCTGTTCCTTGATTTTCTCCATTCCATCAACGTTTTGATGTTTTTCCCAATTTGGCAAGCTAATGATTCCATCGATAATCTCAATCATCCCGAACTGTTCAAAGATTCCAATAGCCATTCTTACTGTATTCAATGGTCTACGAAAAATAGTAGCTAACATTTCATCTGTATAGTGAACCTTATCAGTCATCATCAGCAAACCATTACTGTTATGTTTTCCAGCAAGTGTCAAAATCTTGAACCATATCACTAAGATGGCATCAGGATCAGGTAAGGCATCAATCAGGCAAATCTTTTCATCGTCAAAAATATCGGTTGTGATTTTAATCCACTTGATTTCAGACATACCGAGCCCCCCACTTCCTACGGTTAGCACGGTATTTCATCCGCATATCCTCATAGATGTGCCTGCCTTCCAGCTCCATTTTTTCAAGTTTTAGTAGCTTATTTTCAGATACAACACCACGATAATCCTTGGCTAGTTTTTCATAGTCGGTTAGGTATTCTTTGATGAGTGATATTT